ACCTTGGTCATCTTGGTAGCCATGATCAAAACCTCCATTCGTAGCAGCACAGACGCTGCATGTTGCTGTACTCAACCCAGCCCATATGCATCTGGATGAACTGACGGACAGAACGCGGTTGTGTGTTCATTGCACGAACTCCAGTTGTTGTGTGATGAATCACAAACAACTGGAGTTCGTGGGTCGGAACGACCCACCCGGGGGTTATGGAGTTCCTTTTGAGCAACAGAGAACTGAAAAGCGATGAACAAGGGGTGTCTGTCGACGGGGTAGGGTAGGGGGACCAGTGCGCGCGTCTCGACCACTTTTTCTGGAAAAAAGACCCCCCCGGGGGTAGTCACTTCCACCCCCCACCCCTTATCCTTCGCTCCCAGCACTTCACGCTGAGATCTGCGCACATGACCCGGGGTACTAGTAACTTTTTTCGCCCCACCGCCCACATCGGGTGGATCTCGGCGCTTCTGATCGCGATCGCAGCCCAGCTGATCGGGATGTATGACCGGCTGGGCAACATCGAAGCTGCGCGCGCAGCTCGTAGCTCTGTGAGCGACGAGCGGTATACGTTGATGGAACACCGAATTGACCGTCTTCAGGACGAGCTTGACCGTCAGAGGGAAAAACCGTGTCTGAAGAACTAGATGCCGTGTACGACAACGAGGAGGCGGTCATTCTCCACGCCCTCGCCGACCTCGTTCGCCGCTACCCCTTCTCGAACATGCCGACGACCGTCGCCGTGCGTATGCTCGGTGACTACGAACGGATGCTCCAGCAAGGCGGAATGACCCGCGAAGAGGCGGAAAGCCTCGCTTTGAACGACCTGCGCAAGATCGCACTGAAACTGCGCACGAAGCTCCTGAACTACGCTCATATCGGCCCAGTACGCAGCTCCGTCCTGCTCCACGCCGCCCTTTTTCTGGGCTACGAGCGGGTCGACACCATGCGGGACTTGTTCGACGCCCTGAAAAAAGAGGATTATGAGCGCGCGCAGAACGAACTGCTCCTGTCTGCGTGGCCATCCTTGGTGGGGGACAAGCATCACGATAAGCTGCGCGTGCTCGATCTGGCCCGGCAGCTGCGCACCGGTGAGGTAATTCAGGCATGACCCGCAAACTCGATTCGCGCGGAAACGCGCAAGGCAAGGCGTGGGAAGGTCTTCCCGGCACCGACGGTGCGCCGGCGCTCAAGGCGTACCTCGATCCGGCCGGTGTCTGGACGATCGGCTGGGGCCACATCGACAACGTGCACAAGGGTGACGTATGTACCCTGTCGCAAGCCGAACAGTGGTGGGAAGACGACACGGCAGACGCCTGCGCCGCGGTCGAAAAGCACGTGAAAGCGCCGCTTTCAGACCACCAGTTCTCGGCCCTCGCCCTCTTCGTACTTAATGTTGGGGACGAAGCGTTCGAAACTTCGACCCTGCTCAAGCGCCTCAACGCCACGCCGCCAGACTATGCCTCGGTCCCCGAGGAACTGGCGAAGTGGAAGTACATCCGCGACCCGGTGACCAAGAAAAAGGTTGTCTCGAACGGTCTGGTCAACCGCCGCGCGCTTGAAACGGCGCTCTGGCTGCTCCCCGACGATGCGCTTCCGGCCGCGCCCGCGCTCGAAGTGCCTCGTGCGACGCTCAGCGCAGCGGATATGCGCACCATCGAAGTCGACAATGTCATCCCAGTGGCACCGCCGGTGAGCGCCGTACGCACCCGTACGGGTATGGGCAGCTTGATCGCCGCGGCAACGGGCTCGGGCGGCGCCGTTCTGACTGGTTTCACGTACGCAGACAGCGTCGTGAAGGCCGCGAAGGCGTTTTTCGCCAATTTCGACAACCTCGGGGCCGGTATTACGGTCGCCGGAGCGACGCTCGCCGTCGCTTCGATCGGTTTTTCGCTGTTCGTGTTCTGGAACAAGCGCCAATCCATGGCGAAGGACACCGTAAAGTGAAGATTCCGACCCTCACTGGCATCGAAATGAAGGCTGTGGTGACTTTTCTCACCCTAGTCGGCGTTTTTGTGGGCTACATGCTGTGGCACAGGCACGTATTCAACGCCGGCATGGCGGCGCAGCAGGCGCTGGACGCCGAAAACCTCGAATCCAACCGCAGGATCTTCGGCGACACGTCGCTGAAGGTCGAAATCATCGGAAATCTGTCTTCGAAGGAGCAGATCCGCATCCAGACGGTGACTTTCCATGAAGTGGAACGAGCCAAGGCCGCTGTGGCGGCAAATCCTGACTTCAGCGCTATTCATCGCCCTGCTGAGCTTGCCCGGCTGCGCGCGGAAGAACTCGCTAAAGTGCACGCCGCAGCAGATTCAAGTGCCCGCGCCGCCGCCGGTGGCTCTCCAAGCCTGTCTCCCGCCAGTAGCGGAAGCGTTGGACAGCCCGCTGGGAGTCACTGAGGTCAACGACGCCCGGAACTCCGGTGCGTGGGCGCAGTGCATCAATTCCCACACCGCAGCGCTGGAGTATTTCAACCTCCTGAAGACGAAAGGGTACATCCATGATGGCTCGCACTGACCTCGAAGAACTGGAAGCGCAGATCGAAGAGCTCCGCGCGAAGAGCGAAAAGCCCAGTCCGGAGCGCGAGGCGGCGATGGAGAAGTTCCGTCGCTACATGGACCTTTCTACCCTCGATAACGCTCGGCACGAGCTAATTCGCGGCTTCACCGTGTAAGATCGCCGCCATGAAAAAGCCTTTGCAGCTGACGATTTCGCTCTATCAGGGTCAGACGTTCAACGACGTGCTGGCCCTGTCGGACGACGTTTCTGGGCTTCCGGTCGATCTGACCGGCTATACGGCCCGCATGCAGGCGCGGTTCGACATCACGGACACCACTCCGGTGTTCACGTGGTCGACGGCTACCGGCGAGATCGTCATCGACGGGCCGAACGGCACGATCACGTTCGCGGTCACGCCCACAGCCACCGCGGCGCTTCCGACGAACAACGACATCACGGTACTGGTCTACGACCTCGTACTTTCCTCGGGCGCCGGCTACGTCGAGCGCACGGTGCAGGGCGCGGTAGTTATCTACCCCGGAGTGACCCGTGGGTGAGGTCATCAAAGTCATCCAGCAGATCCCGTACACCGTTACGGTCGTACAGCGCCAGTCCGTACTGGTGCCGGATCACCGCACGGTCTCGCTGGAAGTGCCCGGTCTTCAGGGTCCGCAGGGCATCCCCGGGCCGCCCGGCAGCTCTGGCGCCGCGGCCACGGTGCAGCTACCGATCGGCGTGGTGATCACCGGACTCAAGATCGTTCGCAGCGTGCTCGGCGTGATCTACCCCGTCGACACGAGCCTGCCGGATCATGCGGAGGACGTCATCGGCCTCGCGCTCCAGTCCGTGACCGTCGTGGGGAACGACGTCACCGTCCAAACCGCCGGCCCGGTCACCGACTCGAGCTGGAACTGGTCGTCCGGCACCATCTGGTGCGGTCCGGACGGTACCCTCACGCAGTCTCCGTCGGCCACTGGCTGGTTGATGGAAGTCGGCCGTGTCGTAAACTCCACCACCATCCAGCTCGACATCGAGCCACCTATCTACCGAGGCTGACATGAACTTCCTGACTCTCATCGGCAACAAGATCAGCGAGTACGCTGGCCTCGTTACCAGCGCCGGCGCGGGCGATGCCGGCAAGATCCCGGCGCTAGATGCGTCCGGCCGCCTCGATACCTCGATGATGCCGGTCGGCATCGGCGCGGATATCGCCAACGTCGTGGCGTCCGAGGCGCTGGCCGCGGGCGACTACGTCAACATCTACGACAACGCCGGCACCCCGAACGTGCGCAAGGCGTCGGCGACTGACGCCACCAAGCCGGCCCACGGCTTCGTGATCGCCGGTTTCGCCTCCGCGGCCACCGCCACGGTCTATTTCCGCGGCGCAAACACCGGTGTCACCGGCAAGACCACCGGCACCACCTACGTGCTGTCGGCGGCCACTCCGGGTGCGGTGGTGGACGTGGCTTCTGCACCGGCTGCGACGGGCAACGTGCTTCAGGTGGTGGGCTCGGCTACCTCGCCGACCCAGATCGAGACCACCATCACGCAGCCGATCACCCGGGCGTAATCCATGGCTATCCGCTGGCCGCTGGTCATCGTCAACGGCGTTGTCCGTGAGCTCGCAAGCACGGACACGCTGCCGAACCCGTACGTCACGTCGGTCTCGGCCAGCACCTACACCCTGTCGAACACCGACTCTGGTGACATCATCGAGTTCACGGCCGCATGCACCGTGACGGTGCCAACCGGTCTGAGCGCACGGTTCAACGTGACGATGGTTCAGGCCGGCACCGGTGCGATCACGGTGGCGGCCGGCGCCGGCGCAACGATCGTATCGAACGGCTCGTACCTGTCTTCGGGCGGTCAGGGGGCGGTCGTCGGACTTGTGCTGTCGGCCGCCACGGCGAACAAGTACTACTTCTACGGAGATCGCGCGTAATGCTGCTCGGTGTCGCAGTACGGCACGCCGCCGCGGCCTTTACCGGCGCGACGCTGGCTTCGTCATACGTACAGTATGGTGTGACGCTGTCCAACGGCAACCTGACGCTCCAGACCTACGATGGTGGTGGCGCGGCCTATGTCGGTTCGACCAGTGGCAAGAACGCGGCCACGGCGAACATCTACTGGGAGGTGCACGCCGACTCGGTCGGCGCCAGCACTGCGGATCTGTGCGGCATCGCCATCGCCGGCTACACCTCCGGCGCCCCGGGCGGCAGCTACGACGGGTCTACACCGCACGCGTATGGTTTCGCTCCAAATGGCACGATCCTCGCCAACCAGTCGTCGATCGCCACGGTCGGTACGTACGCCACCGGTGACACGATCAAGTTCCTGCTGAAGAACGGCAAGTTCTACGTTGGAAAGGTCGGCGTGGGCTGGTACAACTCAGGCGATCCGGTGGCCGAAACTGGCTATGTGGTAGGCGGTCTGACCAGTAACTGGGTGCCCGGTGCTGGCTCCGGTGGCCCGCTGACCTACCAATGGACGTACAATTTCGGTGCAACGGCGTGGGCTGACACGCCACCTTCTGGTGCAACCGGCTGGGCAGCATGAGCACTGAACTGACCAACAACGAGCTCAACGAGCAGGAACAGCAGTTCCTCTACAACCTCGAAGTGCTCGGAATGCCGCAGATCCGGGCGGCTGAGTTGGCGGGGTACACCACCTCGAGCTACGCGTATGTCCTGAAGAAGCCCGCCTTCGTCCTCGCCCGTGAGAAGATGAAGGAGCAGCTGCGCCAGTCCTCCCAGATCACCCGCGAAGAGGTGCTGGCCGGCTACAAGGAGGCGATCGATCGGGCGCGCATCCTCGACGAGCCGATGTCGATGATTGCTGGCTGGACCGCTATCAGCAAAATCCTCGGCTACGACAAGCCGCAGGAGGTCCACATCACGGTTTCCGGCGGCAGCGACATCCGCAAGCAGATCCGCTCGCTGTCTGAGCGTGAGCTGCTGAAGCTGGTGGATGACTCTGGCGTTATCGACGGCGAGTTCTACCCGATCGACTAGACATGAGCGACTTTCAGGTTCTCAAGCCACGGATTTACTGCCATGGATGCGGGGTCGAGCAGTCGATCACCCGCTTTCGTGTGCTGTCCGAGGCCCCGCTGACCTACGTCGACTTCTGCATGGACTGCGAGAAGGTCAAGGGCACCAAGACGCTGTACACCAGCAAGCAGACGGCCGGCTACACCACCAAGCGCGCCGCGGACTTCATTTTGAACGGCCATGACGCGCAGGCCGAGAAAATCGAGAAGAAAGCGGTGTCAATGGCCGAGGAACAGCGCCGCGAGCTGGCTCGCCGCGAGCTGTCGCGCCGCTACCTGCTGTACTACACGGTCCAGTTCAACCCGACGTACCTCGCCGGTTGGGTGCACAAGGATATCGCGCGTCGGCTCGAGCAGTTCGTCCGCGACGTTGAGGCGAAGAAGTCGCCGCGTCTGATGATCTTCATGCCGCCACGCCACGGAAAGAGCACGCTGGCGTCGCAGGAGTTGCCGAGCTGGGTGCTCGGCGGTCATCCAACGTGGGAAATCATCTCGGCGTCCTATGCCGTGAGCCTGCCGCTTGGCTTCTCACGAAAGATTAAGGACCGGCTGGAAGACCCGTCCTACAGCGCCATTTTTCCAGAGGCTCAGCTGCGCCCTGACGCGAAAGGCGTTGAGGAATGGCTCACCACGAAGGGCGGCCGCTACCGCGCGGCTGGCGTGGAGGGCGGTATTACCGGTACCGGTGCCGACATCCTGATTATCGACGACCCAATCAAGGACTATCAGGAAGCCCAGTCCGAAACAGTGCGCGAGAACGCGTACAACTGGTTCACCACCACGGCGCGCTCCCGCTTGGCGCCGGGCGGCGGCGTGCTGATCATTCAGACCCGCTGGCACGACGCGGATCTGTCCGGCCGGCTGCTGACGGACCGCCAGTCGCTGATCGACATGGGCGTGGATCAGGAGGAAATCGACGATTGGCAGGTTGTTTCGTACCCTGCCATCGCGGAGCACGACGAGTACCTTTTCCCCGACAAGACGATCCAGATCGCGCCGGCCGAAGTACCCGAGAACGCTACCAAGCTGCGCTCGGCGGGCGACGCGCTGCACCCGGAGCGCTACACGGCAAAGGCGCTGCGCACCATGCGCAATACCATGCCGCCGGTGCAGTGGAACGCCCTATACCAGCAGAATCCGGTCCCCGATACCGGTGAATTCTTCAACCGCGACATGTTCCGGCCGTACGTCAATCTGCCCGGAATGCTCGACGAGTACGCTTTCTTCCTCGCCTGCGACCTTGCAATCGGCGAGAAGCAGACGAATGACTGGACGGTCGCGGTGGTCGGCGCGCTCAACAACGACGGCGATCTGTACCTGATGGATTTCCTGCGCGGCCGCATGGGCACGTACCAGATCATCGACGCCCTGCTGACCATGGCGCAGAAATACGAGCACCTTCAGGTCATGGGCCTCGAGTATGGCCAGATCTACAAGACCATGGCGCCGCTGCTTAAGGACGCCATGCAGCACCGAAAAGTGACGTTTGCGCTGACCGAAGACTTGAAGCCGGTGACGGACAAGCTCATGCGCGCGCGCCCGTTGCAGCAGAAAATGCAGATGGGGAAGGTCTATTTCCCCGCAAATCGTCCGTGGGTATCGCAAATCGAGCAGGAGATGCTCCGGTTCCCAAGCGGCCAACACGATGATATTGTGGACGCCATGGCATGGTTGGCCCGCATGGCGTTGACCATTACGCCGCCGCAGCCACCGAAAATGATCACGGGGCGCCGCGTCGAGAGCTGGAAGAAGCAGCTGAACGTGCTGCGCGGTGACGGCAAATCCTTTATGACGGCGTGACGCCATGGCACTTGACGACGATACCGCTCGCGAAAACTACGAGTTCTACCGGTACTGCCGAGTCGCCGGGCATGACGATTTTCTGCGCCGCGCGGAAACTGCCACCGACTTCTACGCCGGTAAGCAGTGGACGAACGCCGAGCTGGCCGAGATGCGAGCCACCGGGCGGCCTGCGCTGACCATCAACCAGACGTTCCGCACCCTCGATTCGATCGTCGGCGAGATGCTTTACTCCACCGGCGACGTCCGCTTCACGCCGGCCAGCATGGATGCCAATCCAGATGCGGCCGACGCGCTGGACAAGATCTGGGTCAACACCAACCAGATCAGCGGCACGCAATTCTTCGATCCGCAGGTCCTCCTCATGGGCCTGCTGACTGGCCGCGGCTACTACGACGTCCGTATGGACTTCGACCGGCAGCTCATGGGCCAGATCAAGATCTCCATGAAGCGTCCGCAGAACGTGGTGCTGAACCCCCAGATCACGTCCCGCGACCCGGATGACTGGCCCGAGGTCTTCGAGACGCGTTACGCCAGTAACGACGAAATCTCGATGATGTACGGCCCAGAAGTGGCCAAAGAGCTGAAGGATGCCGGCCAATCCTCGTTCCTCACACCCGAGGACCGCATGGAAGAGCGGCTTCTGTCGTCGCGAATCAACCGGCTACCGACCGGTCTGATCGACTTCAGTCAGCTGTCGTACGACAACACCGTGCTCAAGACGCGGCGTCTGATCGAGCGCCAGTACCGCGCGATCAAGTACAAGAACTTCTTCGTCGACCCGCAGACCGGTGATTCGTCCGAAGTACCGGAGAACTGGGACCGCAACCGCATCGCGCGGCTCGTAGAGCTCGCCGGCGTGCAGGTTGTGCGTCTACGCGCGTCCACCATCCGCTGGCGCGTAACCTGCGACCGCTTCGTCCTGCATGACGAGGACAGCCCGTACAACCACTTCACGATCGTGCCGTTCTTCCCGTGGTTTACGGATGGCTACACCCTGTCGCTTGGCGAGAACCTTGTGGACATGCAGCGCATGACCAACAAGCTGTACTCGCAGTACCTGCACATCCTGAATTCGGCCGCCAACGGTGGCTGGAAGGTCAAGAATGGCTCGCTGAAGAACATGACGATCGAGGAGCTCGAGGCGCAAGGCGCCAAGACCGGCCTCGTCGCGGTCCTCGACAATCCTGACGATCTGGAGCGCATCCAGCCGGGCGCCCTGCCTAGCGGCCACGACACGCTGGCCGCCGCCGTGCGCTCGATGTTCGATGACGTGTCCGGCTATACCAACACGATGAAGGGCGCAGACCGCGCCGATGCGGCTGGCAAGGCGATCGACGCCAAGATCGCTCGTGGTGCTGTGAATCTCGCTACGGCATACAACGCCATCTACCATGCCAAGACCATGCTGGCCAAGCGCGTGGCCGATCTGGCGCAGACGTACTACACCGAGACGCGGTACATCCGCATTGATCAGGGCTTCCAAGGTGGGGCGCAGGGCGTACAGATCAACGCGCCGCAGCCAGACGGGTCGTTCCTCAACGACATCACCGTCGGAAAGTACAGCGTACTGGTTGTCCCGTCGCCGCAGCGCGAGACGGTCGAGCAGAACACCTTCCAGCAGCTGCTGGAGATGCGTCAGGAGCTCGGCGTGATGATTCCTGACGACGTGCTGATCCAGTACAGCGCGATTCCGGACAAGAAGCGCGTGCAGGACGCGATCAAGGCGGCCGGCGGGTCGCCGGAGCAGCAGTCACAGCAGGCACAGATCGCTGCTGCATTGCAGCAGGCGCAGCTTGAACTGGTTCAGGCGCAGGCCAAAAACGCCGCGGCGCAGGGCGAACTCGCCATTTCCCGCGCGCAGAAGGCTACCACCGAAGCTCAGCAGCCCTCACAGACCGAGGTCCGCGCCAGCCTCGACCAGCAGCGCATGCAGATGGAAGCGGAGCGTGATCAGCGCGCCCACGACCTCGAGCAGCGTGGTCAGGATCTGGATGCGGCGAGCAAGCTGACTCAGATGCAGTTGCAGCATCATCAGGAAATGAAGAAAATCGACACGAACAAGGAAGTTGCGCTCCAGAAAAACAAGAACAGCTCGACCCCCAAGCCTAAAAAGCAGCCACAGAGGAAATAACAATGGCCAAGTCCATTGACGACAGCGCCAAGGGCGCCGCGCACATCGATGTTTCCAAGGGCGGTTCGAAAGAGTCGCTGCCTGATGACGTCGATAATCTAGACCTCGACCTCGGCGAAGAAGTCGAGGGCGAAGAGAAAGACGAAAAGAAGGACGACGACGGCAAGAAGGTCGAGAAGAAGGTCGCCAAGAAGGAAGAAAAGTCCTCCGACGAAGAGGAAGAGGAAGAAGAGGGCGACGAAGAGGAAGAGGAAGAAGAGGAAGAGGAGCAAAAAAAGGCCAAGGTAAAGATGGTCCCTCAGACCCGCATGATGCGGATCAAGTCGCAGCGCGACACTCTTCAGCAGCAGCTTGCCGAAGCCCAGCAGCGCATCGCGTCGCTGACCAACAGCTCGAACAAGGAAAAGGCAGACCAGATCGCCGAGTTCGAGAAGCGCGTTGAGTCGATGTACGAGAAGCTCGAGACCGAGCGTGCTGCCGGTAACGTCAAGGAAGCCGCCCGTCTCGCCCGCGAACTCGACAAGCTGAAGGACGAAGCCACCAACCAGCGCCAGAAGATCATCGCTGAGACGCAGACCAAGCAGCAGCTCGAGATGGCGCTGTACAGCAATGTGCTGTCCCAGCTCGAGGCGCAGTTCCCTGCACTCAACCCTGACTCCGACGAGTATGACGAGGAAATCGTCGCCGACGTCGATGCGATTACCCGTGGTTACGAGTCTCAGGGTCGCTCGCCGTCTGACGCCCTGAAGGCGGCCGCCCGCCGCGTGTTCGGAAAGGACGTGTTTTCTGAGCGCAGCATGCGTCGTGACGAGAGCAAACAGCAGGAGCCGCGTAAGGTCGACCGCGCCAAGAACGCCGCGGCGGCCAAAAAGCAGCCCCCCGCATCCGCCGGCGACGAACGCTCCGAGAAGTCGCAAGACCTCAAGGTGTCGAATATGAGCCGCGAGGAGTTCAACAAGTTGCCAGAAGCGGTGCAAAACCGCTTGCTCGGCAACGAACTCTGAGTTATTTTGTGGCCGGGTGTAAAAACCCGGCCTTTCTTTGGTGGAGAAAAGAAACACCGCCCGCCCTGCCACGTAACGGCTGATCGTCCGCCACGACGTCTAAACTGGCCGCGCCCGTGCCGCGACAGCGCCGATTCCGCAGCTTAGTCTCAGCGGGAAAAAAGAGACTTCTTGCACCAGTCCCCCCTTTTTTGGACCGAGGAATCGGCAATGGCACAGACTAACTTTGCCCGACTGACTGACGAGCAGAAGACTGCTTGGTCGCTCAAGTTCTGGCACAACTACCGCGTAAAGTCCTTCCTGACGAACTTCGTCGGTACTGGTCCGGACTCCATGATCCAGCGGATCGAGGAGCTGAAGCAGACCGAGAAGGGCGCTCGGGCCGTCATCACGTTGGTGCCCGATCTGCTGGGCGACGGCGTGGTCGGTGACAACACCCTCGAAGGTAACGAAGAGGAGCTGAAGTCGGCCGATCAGGTCATCCGCATCGACCAGATGCGTAACGCCAACCGTCTGGAAGGCCGCATGGCCGATCAGAAGTCGGTCGTCAACTTCCGCAACTCGTCCATGGACGTGCTGACGTACTGGCTGGCGAACCGCACCGACCAGATCGCGTTCCTGACCATGGCCGGCGTGGACTACTCGTTCAAGAACGACGGCTCGCTGCGCGTCGGTTCCCAGCTGCCGAACCTCGAGTTCGCTGCTGACGTGACCGCCCCCAGCTCCGGCCGCCACTACCGCTGGAGCTCGACCGGTGGTCTGGTCGCTGCTGACACCACCGCGGTGGCTGCTGCCGACACCCCGACGTGGGGCATGCTGGTTGACATGAAGGCGAAGGCCGCCGACCAGATGATCCGCCCGATCCGCACCTCCAACGGCATCGACGTCTACAACGTCTTCATGAGCCCGCAGGGTATCGCGAAGCTCAAGAAGGACCCGGACTTCATGAACGTGTGGAAGTACGCCCAGCAGCGCGGCGACTCCAACCCGCTGTTGAAGGGTACTCCGTTCGCGGGCTCGAGCGGTATCTACATCGACGGCCTGAACATCATGGACTACCGCTACGTCTTCAACACCGCCGGCGCTGCCAGCGGCTCGAAGTGGGGCGCGGCGGGTGCCATCGACGGTCAGCGCATCCTGTTGTGCGGCGCGCAGGCTCTGGCCTACGCCGACATCATGGGTCCGAAGTGGGTCGAGAAGGACTTCGACTACGACGCCAGCCCGGGTATCTCGATCTCGAAGATCATCGGCTTCCTGAAGCCGAAGTTCCCGAGCGCGAAGACCGGCGTGGTCGAAGACTTCGGCATTATGTGCGTCGACACCGCCATCTAACCGTAAGAGGTCACGAACATGTCCATCACGACCACCGCACGGAGCTTCGTGGCTCGCCAGTACCGCTTGTCGGTACTGGTGGACTTCGGCTCCGCTGCCACCGACTACACCTACGGTGTAAAGGTGAAGCTGCCCCCGAACACGCTCCTGCTGTCGGGTTTCGTCAATGTAACCACGGCCTTCAACGGCACCACGCCGGTCCTGACGGTTCTGGACAACGCGGCCTCCCCGGTCTCGCTGTTCGGCAACGTCGATGCGACCGCCGCTGTCGTGACTGGCGCGCTCACGGCGAACGCGGGTCATCTGTACCCCACTGGCGCGACGCTCTCTGTCGCTGTCAGCGGCGGTGCGACGACCGGTGCCGCCTACGTCGAGCTCGACGTCATTCAGGTCGGCCGTGAAAACGAGGTTTACACCTCGTAATAAGTTCTGGCGTGGCTGCTAGGCTTGGGGGTGGGCAACCACCCCCCTTTTCTAGCAGCCTTCGTCAGATTATAAGAAGAAGAAAAGATCCCATCCGCAGCCACAAACGAGGACCACCTCGATGCCTACCATGATGATCGCGCCGCGAAACTACACGCTGCGCACCAAGACCGGCCACGTGATCCGCTTCGAAGGCGGTAAGCCCAAGCTGGTGCCTGACAACCTCGTGTCCGCGGCTCTGGCCGTGAATATCCTGCCAGTCGCAAACGCCGATGTACCGGATGGCGATACCAGCGCCGGCGGTGTTCAGCGCGTCCAGATCTCCGGTATCCTGCGCGACGCGATCCTGATGCGCACCATCCACGATCTTGTGCGTGAGAACGACACCGAGAATTTCGATGGTGGTGGCCGCCCGAAGGTCAACATCATCAACGACCGCTGTGGTCTCAGCATTTCGGCGAAAGAGCGCTCGGAAGCGTGGGACAAGTACCGCGAGCTCACCATGAACGGTGAGGATCTGCCGACCCACAAAGCGATGGATACGGTGCTGACCGTGCAAGCACTCACGTTGCCGCACGATATCAAGGAGTACGCCACGCTGCTCGAGGTGCCAGAAAAGGCACTGATGGGGCTGTCGCTCCGCGAGCAGAAGCAGGTGCTGCTGGCAGCTGCGGTCAAGGTGTAAGGAGGCGTCATGACCCCGATTACCGTGGATGACCTGATCGGCCGCTTCCGCCGGGAGGTCGACGACACCATCCGCGGTACCGGGCAATTCGCCGGCTCCGACGCGCTTTGGCTGTCTGACGAGGTTCTCTGGTATCTGAATGAGGCGGTCACCATGACCGCCACAGAGACCCGAGCGCTCATCAAGACGTTCGATGTCTCGTTCAACGCGGCCGACGAGTACGTCCGGATGCCGTCCGCCGGCGTGCTCGACATCTCCCGCGTGTATCTCAATGGCGTCGGCGGCAGCGAACTCACTGAGTTCGGCCTTGTAGAAGGCGCCGCAAAAGCCAGTGACTACGGCGAGCTCGACATCAACGCGTCGCGCTGGCCCACGCAGACCGGCACGCCGCGCCGATACAACCGCGAACTCCGCCCCGGCTATCTGCGCCTGTTTCCCATCCCGGTAGACGCCGGTACGCTCACCATCACGGCCACGTTCGACACGTTCGACATGGACTACGGAATGGTGTTGCCATTCACGCATCCGAAGGATCTGCGCCTGATTCTGGCGTGGATGAAGCATCTAGCGTACGGTAAGCAAGATGCCGACACGTACGATGCCGGCAAGAGCCAGTCGTACGAGGCGTGGTTCGACAAGCACGCGCTTGACCGGCGTGCAGAGGTCGAGCGCATCCGTCGCCCGGTTGGTACCACCCGCTTCCAGTGGTGATGTATGCCGCACAGCGAGAAAGAACTGATCGCGCTGGCGTTTGCAAAAGGCGTCGATAACCGCTCCGAAGAGACGAAACTCGGCGCGGCGTTCGCGCGCGCCATGGTCAACATCGACCTGAACAATGGTGTTCCGTCTGCGCGCGCCGGCTACTCATCGGTGTACGCTGATACGGGCATCCACTCGCTCTGGTCGCATCCGGCGATCGACTTCGCCCTGTTCGTACAGAACGGCGACCTGTACTACTTCGGCGACAACAACGAGCGCGCGCTGCTGCGCTCCGGCATGCATGACCGCGAAATGTCCTACGCATACGCGGCCGGTCGCGTGTACTATTCCAACGGCGTCGAGACCGGGTCGGTCACGGCTACCGGCATCGCACGCGCGTGGGGCCTGCCAACTCCTCCGCAGCCCACGAGTGCCACCGTCGAGACGACTGGCGGTCTGGATGCCGGTGAATACCTCGTCACTCTGACGTACGTATCGGGCCAAGAGGAGTCCGGGGCTGCCGACCCGGTCCGCGCCACTATCCCGCAGGGCGGCGGTATCACGCTATCCGGCATCGCGACGCCGGCGGACTCGTCCGTCACGGCGATCCGCGTATACATGTCCGACGCCAACGACCCGCGCTTGTTCCACATCCGCGATCTGGCGGTCGGTATGCCTTCGGTCACGCTCGGCGTAGCGCCGCGCGGCCGTCTACTCGACTCTCTCTACCTCGCTCCGTTCGCCGCTTCCGAGCACTTGCTCGCTGCGAAGGGCCGCATTTTTGGCTCCCATGGCCGTGTATTGCGCTGGACCGAGTCCATGCGGTACGGGCTGTACGCGCCGTCGCTGAATTATATGGTGCTACCGCAGCCCATTACGGCTATCGCGGCCGCTGATACTGCGGATTTCTCCGTTTTCATCGGTACCGCAACGAAGACGTACCTGCTGCGCGGCGATGACGTGAGCAGTGCATCCCTGACGGCAGCGTTGCATTCTGGCATCGTCCCCGGCTCAACTGTGATGGTTCCGCACGAGGCGCTGAACCTCGAAGGCATTGCCGTGAATTGCCCTGTGTGGATGGGTACGAATGGCCTTATTTACGTTGGCACGCCGGTTGGCGCGCTCGCGTTGAACAAGAAAGCTGCGACGACGCTGTACAGCAAAGTCGCGGTGCTCTACACCGAGACGGACAGCTCCGCTCGCTTCACGATGGCTGGGCGCGGCGGGCGCGCAGCCGACCTCTCGTTCAAAGATAAGGTGACCGCCCGTGTCATTGAAATGGGACCCGAGACTTAATATGATCGCTTCGTCTGATGAGCAGAAGCGCCGGTTGGCGGTCTGCGAATCCTGCGAGTTCCGGGTGACCAAGCCGGTCGTGGGTGGCGTGTGCGGAGTTTGCCACTGCGTCTTGGTCGCGAAAGCCGCAGCATCCCGGGCGTCTTGCCCCAAACAAAAGTGGTGAACGAGATGTCCCAGATCCTCCAGAAGTACGCCAGCGAAATTGGCCGGCACGTTCGCAACGGCGCTACCGAGATGAGCGAGGCTGGCCTCCTCATCAAGCCGATGAAGCTAGCGATCGGCGGCTCGTTCATGTACTCCATCGACGGTGGCCCGCGCAAGATCGCCGACAATACGGCGACCTACGAGGGTCTGAACGACCTGCTGAACGTCTACTTCAAGCAGTCGGCGGCTCCCACCGCGTTCTACTTCGTCCCCTACGTGAACAACGTCGCGCCCGACGCTACGCTGACTGCGGCGAACTTCAACGCCACCATGGCTGAGTTCACCAACTACACTGAGGCCACGCGACAGCTGTGGACCCCCGGCACGGTGGCATCTCAGTCCGTGGATAACGCCGCGGCGCCGGCGCAGATCACGATCGGCACCGGTGGCGGTACCATCCGCGGCGCCGGCCTCGCGACGGCCTCGGCCAAGAGCGCTACCACCGGCGTCCTGATCGTAGCCGCGGCGTTCACAGCTGCTGAAGTGCTGAACGCCGGCTCGAAGCTCAACCTCGAGTACGTGCTGAGCGCGCAGAACGTGTGATGCACGAAGGGTGGATGCGCACGCGCACCCCTGACGGCAGTGATCCACCGGCGCATTTGCTGTGGTTCGCGCGCAAAGCCATGGGTGATCTCCTCGAGGCCGCCAAGAAAGGCGGCCTCGTTGTTACAAAGCGCGTCCATCATCTCCCAGACGGCTCTGTAGTCACGGTCGAATTCGACGGTACTACGCCGACCGCAACCATTTCTCCTGTGTCTCAAGAAGCCAGCAAAGAAACCGACTTCGGTTCTTTGTGGGTGCCGCGTGGGTTTATCGTCTACCCTGCGTGGTCTACCGCGGTATTTGGCGTCGGGCTTCCGATCGTGCAAGACACGACGGTATCTGCATACAGCAGCCGCAACCTCTCGCCGGGCCTTTCGCGCGCGCGCTGGACGGCGGGTGGCCCATGCGGCGAAGTGCTCATCTCTCCAGATCACAACGCCGGCTACCCTGACTACGGGACCAACCCGGCTCCCCTACTGGCTGATTCACTCGCCGGCCCACAGACGCTGCGTCACGACTGCGACGTCCGCGCGCCCGGCGAAGCATGGCGACCGTACCGTCTAGAACTGGCCCCCTTCATCCAGTACACGTCGCTGGACAATCCGTCGCAGCAGTACGCCACGTTCATCGCGGCCAATCAGGCGCGCCTCGACGCCGGCCGTCCAGCGGCTACGCTACGCTTCCGTGGTTTTGCGCACGTCGCAGAAATGGCCGCGGGGGTGTTTGCTGCTGCCGGGAGCATCGCCGAGACGTCTACGTCGTACCCAACCACGTTCCGCTCCAGCGCTGACCGCCTCACGAAAGACGGGTACAGCATCGCGTGGGGAGACGCAAACATCACCAGCTTCGCACGCTCCGACGTCTTCGCGGCGGTGGAGCTGCGCGATCTCGGTAGCCCGCTTCCGACACTGATTACGAACTGGTCTGCCGCGGGCCTAACCGCCGATGTTGGCAGCTGCGTCACGCTCGACATTGGGTACCGCAATGGGTACAGCGCGGCGGCGCTCACCGCCCGCGACCGGTGGCTCGAGGCTGGCAATGCTAACTGGCAGTCACCGATCCATGCGTTGCCGCCGATCAGCTGGCATTCTTTTGCGAGCATGAATCTGTCGTGGGAGACACAACCGTCGGTTTTTGACGCCGTAAATGGTCCCACGCTGACGTATTCGTTCACTGGTACGTACGGCGACTGCTGGCTTATCTACCCGCGTTCGACCACGATCGAGCCAGCGTTCTATGACCCGGCGATGGGCCGACATATCTACTGCCGCGGTCGCTCGATCGCGCTCGCGCCTCGTGGCGGCCTTGTGTGGGCGGCCGCGGTAGCGCGTGTCGGAACGGTCGACCGCCTTCTTGCGCTCGTACATCACCCCGAAGACCAACCAACCGACAAGAATACGGACGGGTCGACGCGGTATCTGCGCCTCTGGTGGGCGGATATTCCGCCTCGCCGCGGTATTCGCCTGATGCCACAGAAGACGATCTGCGGTGAGGACACCGGGGATACGTGGAGCTGGCGCGGCGGTCATTTGCTCGACGTGGGCGTCATGCCCGCGCCGGCGAGCGGCCCCGTTGCTTCTGCCGGTACGAACAGCCTGAAGTATGCCAGCGTATGGAAGTTCGCTGCCGATGGGTCGAAAGCGGTCTGCCTACGCGACTACGGCACTCGGGCGGACTACGCCTCGGATGTTTCAGGCAGTAGCGCACTGACGCAGCTCATTTCAGTGCGCATGCCGCGCACCGTCGAGCTGCTATTTACGCACGGACCGACCGACACTACGGCCAATGTGGTCTTTTACGACTACCTCGCCGGCCAGCTCGCGTCGCCCGCCCCCGTCACTACCGGTGAGCCGCCACTGTCCGGCGATACGCTGCTGTCCGGCGGTAGCCCCGCCCAGCTGCTGGACTACGGGGCGCAGCCGACCGCGGTTGATTACGATCGGGCTGGAGTCCTGCGGTATGCGTTTACCGTCTCGTTGTCATCGGCTTCCGTGGCAGTCGCCGCAACCTATGCGTCGCCGTTGACGTACAGCTACGCTGGCGTGGGCCGCGCCAACGCGACTCACCTCGGCGATCTGTCTTTCGCTGTCCTGCTCGGCACGTCATTCAAAACCACGCATCAGGACTTCGAACTTAACGTGGTTCAGGTTCTTGATATCGGGGACGCCGTGTTCGTCGTTTCTGGCGCGCACCCGCGGCGCAGCGTGGACATTACCAACTTGTCTGGGGGCGCCTCGATTACGCCCAGTACCGTGGTAACTACGCCTTGTCTGACGTACTCCGGCGCGCTTGTTCATGGGGTCCGGATGTTCCGCCGCGGGGGCTTGCTCAATGAAAGCTGGTACACCAGCCCGGATGGCGCGGCATGGTGGCCGGTCGCGCGGTGCCTCGATAGCGGCGTGAATGGCTACGTTGCTCTTCCGCTGGCTGTGAGCAGCGCAGTGCAGGGCAGCTACGCGGTGCGCTTTGACGCGTACGTCGTGTCGTATCAGGTCGCGCCAATGCCCTATACTCTGCGCTACCTGAGCGCAGCACCGACCGACGGTACGTGCGGGTGCAATGTAAAGCAGACGGATCTGTCCGGTGCTTCGTTCATGACTCCGGCGATGCTAGCCCCGCGCGGCGGTAAGGCGGTAGCATCGGTCGGGCTCCCCAGCCATGACTGGCTTATTTACGCCAAGGTGGTGTGATGTCTATCGCGCTTTCTTCTTCTCTCGCGGCGACGCAGACCGCGCTACTGGCCAGCCAGTTCAACGGCGGCTTCATCCGCATTTTTTCTGGCGTACGCCCCGCGGCTCCTGAGCAGGCTGAGACCGGTGTCCTGCTCGCCATTGTTTCGGTGGACGGGGTGTCCGGCGCCGGTCTACACTTCGTATCGAACGGCGCTGCGCTGCTCAAAGCCGCGGAGCCGTGGCAGTACACGGGTTTGGCAAACGGCACGGCGTCGTGGTTCCGCATTGTCGCGGCCGGCGACACCGGGTTGGCAGCACCTTCCGCACTGCGGATCGACGGGAGCATCGGTACGCCGAGTAACCCGGGCGATATCACCCTCGACTCGCTGATCGTACAACTCGGTGTTCCGTACACGTTCGACAGCTTTATCTACCTGATCCAACCTGTAGGTGTCGCATGAGCACTCAGTATTCCACCGGCCTCCTGACGTACATCGCTGCCACTGGCTCTCTCAAGGCGGCGCTCGATGGCGGTTATCTGCACTTCTTCAGCGGCCCAGTTCCGCCCACTCCGGACGATGCTATCGACGCTTCGAGCGTGCTGCTGGCCCGGTACACGGTGAACGGCGATGGCACGACCGCCCTCACGTTCAGCGCAACTCCGGTGAGCGGTTCGCTGGTCAAGACGCCTACTGAGGCGTGGCAGAGCACCGTGGCAGCCACCGGTACCGCGACGTTCTTCCGCTTCAGCGAGGCGACTGACGACAGCACCACGGCGAGCACCACGTTTAAGCGCGTGCAGGGTACTCTCGGCACCACCGCGGCCACCGACGGTATCCTCGCAACCACGGCGCTGACTACCGGCCAGACCTCGACCATCAACGCATTCCAGCTGTCGTAATACGACAGGCGGTAAAAAAGCGTGCTGACGAAGCAGCCACAGAGGGTGTACCACCCTGCCGTGCCGTACGTGCCATATCGCCCGTACAGCAAGACGTGCCCGACGACTACAACGCCGTCGGGCACGTCTACGACTGTCTGCGGCACGTACAGCATTGATATCGCGGTAGCGCTTTCGTCGACCGGTTACTCAGGTGACGCCGTATACATCCGAATCCAGACGACGTCTTACTCGGTACCCGGCGTCAGCATTCCTTCGGTGATCGAGGTGCTCCCAGACGTCGCCGGTCCGGTTGGCCACGTCGGCGGCGGTTCGTACTGCGTGAAGGTGACGACAAAATGACCGACTGCTACTACGACGTCGCGGGGTGCCTCGTCTGTCCGGAGCAGCCGGAGGTTCCCGGTTCCAGCGGGTACGTCACGAGCACTCCTATCGTTGGCTGGACCGCCGGCGCAAACAGCGTTACGCAGCTCGACGGCGATTTCCACATGGTCACCGATATTCCGGCGGTGCTCGGAGTCGCTATCGGCTTGAAAACGGCGCGGACCAAGCAGACGCAGCCATCGCTCATCGAGCACGGCTTTGTGTTCAGCGGTAGCAGTGCGGCTCCGCAATTCAAGATCGTTGAGCGAGGCGTAGACCTTTCGCCTTTCATCTCGCGGTCGCTCACGGCTCTTTTTGAAATCCGTCGCGTCGGCGGCCAAGTGTCTTACTACGTCGATTCGGTGCTCTACTACACTTCTGAAGTGCCAAGCTACGGCCCGAAGATCATCAACGTCTGCATGTACAGCAGCGGCGACGAAGTACCGAGCTGAGGAACAGCCATGCCAATCCTGTTCGAAGCCTACTCGTCCGTTGATGCCGACATCATCGTCAGTCGGGCAAAGCGTTCGTACGTCAGCGACATGCTCAATGTTATTGCTGGCAAATATGAGCCGGCAATCTACATGGTGGTCGACCATGCTTTGACGGACTCGCTGTACATCAAGCGGACTCCGGCGTCGTATGTCAGCGACATGGCGAACGTCGTCGTAGGGAAGCGCCAGCAAGAATCGTATCTGGCAGACAACGTCTACATCCCGCTGGCGAACATCGTCTACGGGGCTACCCCGAAGTACTCGCTCGCACTCGCTTCGGTCGATACGCCGGCGTCGATTACCGCCGTGCGCGAGAAGAAAGCGCTGCTATTCGACACTGAGGCAGTTATTTTTGGCGCGCGAGTAAAGCGGTCCTACCGGCCTCCTCGCGCTCAACCGCACGGCGCTGATCTTGCAGCAGCCGACCATGACGGCGTCGGCGGTCGAAGGCATCAACGTCACTCTGCACAGCTCGTTCGGCATGTCTTCGGACGCGATCGTAGCCGCGCTCATCAACCGCTTGCAGACGGTACTCGGTCTGCGTTCTGGTCTGAGCGCGCCGTACATCGAAGCGATCCGCATCCTGACGTCGCGGATGCAGCTGACCGACGCGATCTCGTCGGCGCGACTGATCGCCCTGTCGAACACGTTCGGCGTCGGCAGCACGCTGACCGAGTCGGAACTGCGCCTCGTGGCGCTGATCGACGCCATCGCACTGGCCTCCGGAGTCGCGGACACGCAAACGGTCGACAAGGTGCTGGCCATCGTGCTCGGTCTGCACGAGTCCCTGCACACTCCGATCATCGAACTGCTCACTGCGACGTTCGGTCTGCATTCCAGCGTGGCTGACAGCGTCGAAGCGTACGCATCGGCGCTTGCTGCCATGCGCCTGACGGTGACGTCGCAGGGCGGCGCACTGCTGTCCGCGGCAGTGTCCGACACCTTCTTCGTTGCCGCCAACCTGAGCGACACCGTCGAAAAGCTGATCCAGCTCGCCAGCTCGGTCGGGCTGATGTTCACGTTCAGCACGGGCGACGAGGCGTATACCGCGTGGGTCATGGACGCAGAGTCCAAGGCCATGTGGACGTACGACAATTATCCGTTCAACAGCTTCTGTCAGCTGGGTGATCGCTACCTCGCTGCCGGCCCGGGAGGCATCTTCGAGCTCGGTGGCACGAAGGACGACACGGCTGAGATCCAGTGGAAGCTGCGTACTGGCCTGCTCAACTTCGGCGCCAGCACGAAGAAGCGCATCGACCGCATGTACCTCGGTTACACGACCGCGGGCACCGTCGGGCTGTCTGTGATCACTACCGCACCAGATGGCGAGAAGGTGCAGTACAACTACACGATGACCACGCATACTGCCAATGTGCCGACGAACGACCGCATGAAAGTTGGCCGCGGCCTGAATTCGGTGTATTTTGCCTTTGAATTCAACGGGACTGGAGACTTCTCGCTGTCTGACGCGAAGATCCTCCCGATGATCACGACCCGACGGGTGTAGCCGTGGCACAGCCGCAACTGATCTATCCGTACGTCCTCGACGGGGCCACTGGCCTTGTCGACGCCGCGTACACGCGCTACACCGATTTCGCGAATCAGGCGTGGAATCTGGCTGTCCACGCGGTCGACGACCTCGGGTCGTACAGCATCCCGACGCTCGGGTTCACTGCCTCGTTTGACCCCCAGATCGCACTGGCCGGCGTGCAGCTGCCGACCGCGCCGACCGCGCCTACCATCGCGTTCAATGCCCCGCCGGCGCCCGGCGACGCTCCGTCTAGCCCGAGCGTAAACGTGTCGCTCTCTCCGGCGCCGACCGACAACACGGTCGCACCGGTGTACAGCGCGCCGCAGCGCCCGACGCTCATCGCACTGAGTGACCCGGGTGATGCGCCCACGCTGAATGACGTGGCGCTCCCGAGCGCACCGACGTACACGTTGCCGACCCCGCCGTCCGACATTGCGATCAACCTGCCGACGCCGCCGACGATCAACCTGCCGACGTTTACCAGCACGCGTCCGGTGTTCGACGCTCCCATCCCGGCGGAGAACTTCTCGTTCACTCCGGAGGAGTACGTCTCCGCGCTGCTGGACAAGACGCGAACCGCCGTATCGAGCATGCTCGACGGTCAGTTTTTGCCGGCCGCGGTAGCCAAGGCGCTGCGCGACCGCGCCACGCTCGAGGCCGATAACGACTCCAGTCGCGTCGTCGAAGACGCGTATGACCAGTTCGCTGCTCGTGGTTTCGAGGAGCCGAACGGGGTACTTAATGACCGCATCCAGCGTGTGCGCATGGACGCGGCGTCGAAGCGCGCCGGCGTAAACCGCGACATCTACATTCAGGACCAGCAGGTCGCTCTGGAGAATCTGCGGTTCGCAGTGACCAGCGGTATCCAGCTCGAAGGCCAGCTCCTGCAAGCGCATTTGCAGATGCAGCAGCTGTCGCTTCAGGCGGCGAAGTACGCTGTGGACATCGCCATTTCGATCCTGAATGCGCGCATCGGCGTGTTCAACGCGCAGGTGCAGGCGTATCAGATCGACGCCTCGGTGTTCCGCGATCTCATTCAGGCCGAGACCGCTAAGCTGGAGCTGTACAAGACCGAGCTCGAGGGCGAGCAGGTCAAGATGCAGCTGAACGAGGCGCAGATCCGCAAGTACGAAGCGCAGCTGCGCGGCGTCAACACGCTGATCGAGGTGTACAAGTCGCAGCTTGAGGCCGTCACCAGCCAAATCCAGATCAACGCACAGAAGCTGGAGCAGTACCGGACGCGCGTTTCTGTGCTGTCCGAGCAGGTGCGTGCGCAGGCGACGCAGTACGAAGGTTACTCTGCGGCGGTCAACGCCGAGACGGCGAAGGCTCGCTTCTATGAAGCGGCCACCAGCGGCTACGCCGCGCGCGTCAATGCGTGGGGCACCGCGGAGCGAACCAAGATCGAAAACGCCCGTCTGTCCCTCGACAACACGCGCATGCAGCAGGACAACTGGCGGTCCAAGTTGGCGCTGTATACGGCCCAGCTCCAGACCGAACAGGCCCGCATCGACGTTCTCGTCAAGAAATACGGCGCGGACGCTGACGCGTACAAGTCGAAGGTGCAGGCGGCTTCGGTGGCTTCCGAGGCGAACAACCGCGCGTTCCAGCTGAATCTGGCGCAGGAACAGGCTCAGGTCGATACCGAGTTCAAGCGCGCCGAGCTCGAGCTGAAGCAGCTCGATTTCGTCGTGGCGCAACAGCTCGAGATCAAGAAGGCCATCGCGCAGGTCAGCGCCCAGCTTTCGGCGTCGGCCATGTCCGCTGTGAATTTCCACGCCGGCACGAACTACTCGGGCAGCATGTCGCTGGGGTACAATCTGGGCGTGAATTTCTCGGGGGCTGTCGACGATGGCACAACTATCTAACCTGTCCCCCGGCATCCGCAGCATTCTGCGCCGCGCGCAAGCCGCCGATATCGGCGGCTACGGCTCTGTTGCAGCTCGGTTCGATCCGCGCCAGTACGGCTCGATCGCCAGCCGCAAATACCCCGGGCTGTTTCAGCAGCAGAGCGGCGACGACGAAATGGCCGCGGAACGGCAAAAGGAGATCCAGACCAACAACCAGATCATTACGCTGCGCCGCCAGCAGCAGTATTTTGCGAACCCGCAGCTGTATGATCAGAACGCGGCGCTACGTCAGCAAGCACTGATGGCGCGCTACAACAAGGCGCTCGGAGCTTCCTCTGCGTCGTACCCTGACCTCTTCGGAGCCAACGATGGCTATGACGCAGAAGATGACTCCGATTTCGACGACCGGTAAGGGGAACGGGCTGCGCCGGCAAGAGCCGGTGCAGCTCTTCCAGAAGAACCGCGACGCTCTGCGCCGCTTTGGTACTGCTCCGACTATGCCGGCCATGCCGCCCATGAAGGTCCGCTGAGATGGCATACGCTCCAGATACTCCGAACGACATCAAGCGCGGTAAGGCTCAGGTCCTGCCGGATATGACGGTGCGCGCGCCGGCGCTGCGCCGCAGCTCCTTCAGCGACCTATACAACCAAGCGCAGATCGCGCAGGCCGACCCGTACGGCACCGTACAGAACAACCTGCCGAACTCCTCGATCAACGACACTCCGGTGGCGCGGAACATCGCTGCCACGGTGGCACCGCAGCCCGCGCCGGCCATGCCGGCATCCAACGTGGTTAAACCGGCTCCGCAGCAGCGCTCCCCGCTGGCACGCGGCGTGTCGCGCTACACGATTGGCGGCGATGTAGGTGGTCCGAACGCCGCGCAGGTCTACACCACCCGCGGCAAGGACGGCTCCGTCATTTTCACTGACGACGCGAGCTATGCCGCGCGCAACAGCGCGGGCGGACTGCGGCGCGGCGACGCGAATGCGCAGGTGCTGGCGAACAGCCAGATCGACCCGAACAGCGCATACGAGTACGCGAAGCCGACTTCCGGCCTGACGACTCGCGACATCCTGAACCTCAACAGCGACGGTACGCAGAAGGCTTTCGCTGACGCATCCGCTGCCGCCGCGAAGAACCGCGGTACGGATCAGGGCGTCTCCGACGCTATTCAGGCCAATCAGCTGCGCGCCCGTATGCAGACGCAGCAGGAACAGCAGGGCGCTGGCTCTGGTGCGCTTTCGCCGCGCGACCAGATCGCTCTGTTCCGCGCGCAGGACGCTGCCAAGCGCGGTCAGGAAATGGTTGATGTGGCCCGCCAGAACGCCGGCCTATCTCGCACCCGCGACGCCCGCGCCGGCTACAACGACACGGTGAAGAACTACAACTCGTTCGTCGCCAATGGCGACAACAACGGCGCGGCGAATTTCCTTGCCGACAAGCTGTCGTCCCTGTCGCCGAAGGATCTCAAGAGCTACCTCGGTACTCCCGAGGGCAAGTTCGTGCGCTCGAACTACCTGAACATCTTGCAGCAGGGCGCCATGAACGCCGAACTGCCGTGGGAGCTCATCGATAAGCGCAAGGTACCGACGCTTACCTTCGCGAACCTCGCGATGGACAAGAACGGCGACTTCTCTGGCTTCAATGATCCGACGGACCCGGCAGGCAGTGACCCAGAGTACCCGCTGCGCAAGGGTCTGTTGCGCCGCGGCTTCGGCACCGGCGAGAACTACACCCCGTCGATCTACTCGATTCCCTCTGCTAATCTGGCGGTACTGAAACAGTTCGACTCGGGTAAATAGCCATGGCGCTGCTGCGCGATTATTTCCACCCGAACGCGCAACCCGCTCCCGATCCGGCACAGGCTCTACCGCAGACTCCTGAGCAGGCTGCTGCGCTCAGCCAGCAGCTGGATCAGGAAAACTCGCTGCGCGCTCGCCAGCGTTACGCCGAGGAGTCTCCTTTTTCCGCTGGTATTGCCCGCGGCGCCGAGGAACTCCCGGCGTCGCTCGGCGCCGTCGCCGGCTTGGCTCAGGGTGCTGTAGGCGACGTACAGGGCGGCCGCGCCCGTCTTCGCCGTGCCGCAGCAGAGCTCCAGCAAGCGCAGCAGCTAACTCCGCAGGGAGCAGACACTTTTTCTGATGCGCTGCACAGCGGCCATCTCGGCGCTTACGCCGCCAACCAGATCGGTGCGTTGATCCCGGGCACCGCGGCGACGGTTGCTACATCGCTGGCCTCCGGCGGTATCGGTGGTCTGGTACAGGGCGGCCTGCGCCGCGCCGCGCTTGGCGGCGCTGAGGACGTAGCGGCTAACGTTGCCAAGAACACGCTCGGCAAGACGGTCGGTGAACTGGCTGGCGCAGCTGCGGCCGGCACGGCGCAGAGCGC